TATGCCAGGACCAGCACGCACTCCGAACGAAGTCAAAGCCAAGCGCGGCACGTTGAAGCCGAGCAGGGCTGTCGTTGTGCAGCTCGCAGGCTCACTGCCGAGGGCTTCAGAACTGGGCGTTCCTGACGGCTTGGGACCGATTGCGACCGAGGCGTGGCAGCGCATCGTTGATTACGCCGGCGCATGGATTGCCATGAGCGACCGAGACGCACTGACCATGCTGGTCAAGGACATCGAGTTCCTCGCTGGGCTTGAGGCACGCATCCAAGTAGACGGCCCAGTCCTCTACACCGACAAGGGCTATGCTTACGCGCACCCAGCAGTGGGCATGAGGACAAGCGCAGAGGAGAGTGTTCGCAAGTGGATGAATCACCTCGGACTGACTCCAGCCGACCGAGCCAAGCTGGGCATCGCAATGGTGGAGAGCCAGAGCCGCATCGAGAAGTACCGCGAACGGATGCAGCAGAAGGGTGGCCACCGCGCTGGCTGACCCCTGTCGTGCCGGCTGACCTGAGCCGCTCCCTCGGAGACATCGTTGCGGACTTCGCCGAGGAGCTAGTACCCATCGCCAAAGACTCCATCGCTGGCGCCTCTGGCGAGCCACTCCACTTCCGCATGTGGCAACGCCGCCTGCTCCGCAGGATGCTGGCACGCAAGGCTGACGACACCTTCACCCACCGATTCTTCCTGACTGGCATCGCGCGAAAGAACGGCAAGACGGCGCTCGCCTCTACCTTGCCGCTGTTCTTCGGACTCTACGGAGACCGAGGTGGCGAAATCTACTCAGCCGCAGCCGACCGAGACCAAGCCAAGTTGGTCATGAGTCATGCGCGCCGAGCCGTTGAGATGAGTCCAGAACTGGGCGAGCAAATCAAGCTGTATCGCGACGCGATGGAGTTCAAGGGAACTGGCACCGTCTACAAGGCGCTCTCATCCGAAGCCTTCACGAAGGAAGGACTCAGCGCCTCGCTGGTCATCGCTGACGAGTTGGCGGCATGGCCGAGCCGTGAACTCTTTGACGTTCTCAGCCTCTCAATGGGTGCGCGCAAGTCGCCGCTCTTTGTCGCCATCACCACCGCTGGTCAGCGCATGGACTCAACAGGCTCAGACTCCATCGCCTACACGCTCTACCAACTGGCGCGTCGCCGCATCACTGGCGAGAACGACGACACCACCCTCGGCATGGCGTGGTGGGAAGCCGCTGACGACGCCTACCTTGACGACTCCAAGTGGGGCGAAGCCAACCCAGGCTTGCTCAGTGACCCCGCCATCCTCAGCATTGACGACCTGCTCTCTGCCAAAAAGCGCACGCCAGAGGCAGAGTTCCGAACCAAGCGCCTGAACCAATGGGTCAGCAGCTCGCAAGCCTTCCTGCCGACTGGCACATGGGACGCGTGCAAGGACGACCAGATTGCGCTCAACAAGGAAGACGAGATTGTGCTGGGCTTTGACGGCTCGTTCAGCAACGACTCCACTGCCATCGTCGCCTGCCGCGTGGCAGACAAGGCGTTCTTCGTTCTCGGACACTGGGAGCGACCGCTTGATGCAGAACTCTCTTGGCGCGTGCCGGTAGAAGAGGTCGAGGCAAAGATGCTGGACATCTGCAAGGCGTTCAATGTGCGCGAGATTGTCTGCGACCCATTCCGCTGGCAGCGTTCAATGGAGGCGTGGCAACAGATGGGCTTGCCTGTCGTGGAGTTCCCACAGACGCCAAGCCGCATGGTTCCAGCCACCGCTGCGTTCTATGATGCGGTTGTCAATGGTCGCGTGAAGCACAATGGGGACCCAAGCCTCTCGCGTCACGCAGCCAACGCCACACCGTATTACTCGCGCAATGGGCTTATGATTCGCAAGGAGAGCAAGACCTCGCTGAAGCGCATTGACCTTCTGGTCGCTGCGCTCATGGCACACAGCCGAGCGGGTACACTTGGAAATGCTCCAGCGCCGAAGCCGCGAGCCGAAGTGAAGTGGATTGAGTTATAGGGAGAACGATGGGCCTACTTGACCGCATCCTCGGACGCGAAGAGAAACCAGAAGAGCAGCGAACCATCGGTGGGCAATGGTTCTCACCTGACCCGAACTACGCTGGCGTCCGCGTCACCGAGGAGAACGCGACCAGCATCGGCGCCGTCTACGCAGCCGTCAAGCTGTACGCCGACACCGTTGCCGGCATGCCGTGGGACACCTACATCCGCATTGACGGAACGCGCCGACCATACCGACCGCGACCGCGCTGGATGGACACGCCGATTCCGAACAATCCGAACTACACCTCCTTTGACTTCAAGCATCGAGTCGTCACGAGCCTGCTCATTGACGGCAATGCGTTCATCCTCTGCCTGCGCGACTCATCCGACAATGTGATTGAGACGCGCGTGCTTGACCCGAACAAGGTTGAAATCAAGTCGGGCGAAATGGGCGAACCTATCTATCACGTTGAGACACGCGAGGGACATGTTGCGTTGACGGCTGATGAGATTGTCCATATCCCGCTCTTTGCAACAGGAGAGAACCATCGCGGACTCTCGCCAGTTGAGCATCACGCTGTGACGCTCGGACTCGCAAGCGCGACGCAAATCTTCAGCGCGAAGTTCTACCAGAACGGCACGACGCTCGGCGGCGTGGTCAAGGTTCCAGGCGAACTGACGCAAGAGCAGGCAGAGAGCCTGCGCTCTGGATTCAGCCGACGACATGAAGGCGTGGAGAAGGCGTGGCGCGTGGCAGTCCTCACCGGCGGCGCTGACTATCAGCAACTCGGCATGAAGATTAGCGACCTCCAGTTGGTTGAGACCATGCACTACGGCGTTGAAGCTATTGCGCGCATCTACGGCGTGCCGCTCCACATGCTCCAGTACCCAGGCGGCAACACCTCCTATGCGTCGGTCGAGTTGATTGGCATTGAGTGGCTGCGTCTCGGACTCGGCCCACTCATCGCGCGCATTGAGGCTGCGTTCCAGCGGCTCGTGCCAGGCAGCCAGCAGACCTTCCTCAAGTTCACCCTTGACGGACTGCTCCGCGCGACGACGCAGGAGCGATACACCGCCTACAGCACCGCGCTGAATAACGGCTTCCTCAGCGTCAACGAAGTGCGTGCGCTTGAGGACCGCTCTCCTGTTGATGGCGGTAACGAATACTGGAAGCCGCTGAACATCGGCACGCTAGGACAGGAGCCACCACAGTGAGCTACATCATCTCTGACATTGACGGCACGCTGACGACCAGCGGCGACACACCGAACCAGCCCTACATTGACTGGCTCAAGAGCCAAGCAAATGACTTCGGGACCGAGGTCATCGTCGTCTCAGCGCGACCTGTCAGCCGGCTTGATGAGACGCGCGCGTGGCTTGAATCCAACGACGTGCCACATGAGCAGGTTCACCTCAATGACTTTGACGGCGCTGGACGCGGCCCGAACGTTGGGCTGGAGTTCAAGAAGTACAAGTACGAACTCCTGCTCGCCGAATACGGCAATGAGATTGAGTTCGTCGTGGATAACGACGCTGACGTGCGCGCAATGGCGCGTGAACTTGGGCTAGACGCGTACACGCCAGACGAGGCAATCGCCCTGACCGTAGACAACTCGATGGAAGAGAACGCGGTGCGCGTCCTGATTGACGTGCCTGAGTTCATCCAGATGGCTGCGGCAAAGGGCTTGACCTATCAGGAGAACGGACTCGCTGGCGATGGGCTTGAGCCGCAGACCGTTGAAGAGGCGCGTCAGCTACGCGCTGGACAAGTTGAAGATGACAAGGTGACGCGGCTGCGCGCATGGATTCTCCGACACCGTGGCGACTGGGAGGGTGTACCGCAGAACAGCAACCCAGATGACGCCAACTTCCCTGGACCTGGCGCCGTTGCTGCGTATCTTTGGGGCGTGGACCCCACAGCAGAAAACGGCACAGACAGGGTTCTAGAATGGGCTGACGGCGTTCTCGCGCCGCTTGATACAGAAGAGAGGTTCGACGTGAAAGAACTTGAGACGCGCGCTATCTCAATGGGCGACTTCGTGGTGACCGATTCAGAAGACGGTCAGAAGACGTTCACCGGCTACGCTGCGCTCTTTGGTGCGCCATCCGCTGGGCTTCCGTTCACCGAGGTCATTGCGCCAGGCGCCTTCCGTCGCACACTCGGACGTGTTGCTGACGGCAAGAAGATTGTCTCCTTCCTGTTCGGGCATGACGAGACGCGCGCACTTGCGACGACCGCAAGCGGCCGCCTCACCCTGACCGAAGACGAGCGCGGCTTGAAGGTTGAGGCTCGCCTTGACCCAGCCGACCCAGATGCCGCAGGCGTCATCTCCAAGCTGACGCACGAGGCGCGCGCGATGGGCATGTCGTTCGGCTTCACGATTCCAAAGAACGGCGACTCGTGGGATGAGGACCTCCGCACCCTGAACGAAGTCAATCTCTTTGAGGTGAGCGTCCTCTCCGCAGGACAGACTCCCGCGTATCCGGCGACGCTCGGCTTGACCAGCGTCCGCAAGGTTGCCAAGCGCATGGGCGTAGATGGCGACCGCCTCATCTCAGCCATCGAGTCCATCAAGTCGGCGACCCCGCTGACACTTGAGGACGTCGAGGTGATTGACACCGTGCGTGAGAAGCTCGCGCCTAAGTCCGAAGCGATTGACCCTTCAATCGCCGAGGCTCGGCTTGTGCTGGCGCGCATGGAGTCTGAATCGCTCTGACAGCCACGAGGTCGCGTCCCGCTGCGCTAAGTACGCAAGCCCACGCAAGACCATC